GCGGTCTTCTGGAAGCCGGTCCACCAGTTCATCGCCTCGACGCTTGCCGGGCTGGGCTTTGCGGCGTTCCATTGCGCCTTCGTCGGCCGCTTCGGTGCATCCTCGGGCACCACCACGTAGCGCTCCGACAGCGCGCCGGGCTCGAGTTGTGCGCAGTGCACTAGCGTGCCATTCAGCATGGCGCGCGTCGGCGTGATCGGCACGCGGTTGCGGTAATGCCAGGCCGAGCGGGCGAGTTCGCGCATGCCGGACGCGCTCAGTGCGTCGACAGCGTGGTACTCCTCGAAAGGCATGTCCTTGATCAGGCCCATCGGCCGTGTGTTCGTCATCAGTCTCTCCATGGTGAAGGTTGCAAAAGCCAATCCCACAGCGCCCGCCAGAAGCCAGGCTTCGTGCCGTTCACCTCGGCCCGGTGTCGCGCGTGACGGGCTTCGTCGGCTGCGGGGATCATGACGTTGCCTCGTCGATCGCGGCTTCGAGCGGAAGGCCGGTCGCAACAGCGCTCAGCACGGTTGAGACGATCTCGGGGCTGTAGCCGTACAGGCCCCACGCGTGCTCGATATATGCTGCGGAGACATAGCTGCCGGAGCGCAATGCGCGTGCGTATCGGCGCATGTCGGCGGCGGCCTGCTCTGGCGTGTGCTGTTCGCTCATTGCTCCTCCATCCCCGCAATGTCCTCTGCCCGTTCCGCGTACTGCGACGCGGCCAGCAGGCGCCACGATGCGACCTCGGGGCACTCAGAGTGCTGCAGGACGTTGACCAGCGCGCGCATCAGGGCCGATTCGTTCTCGCCCTTCTTCACTTCGTCGAGCAAGTCTCGGAGCATTGATGGCAGATCGCGCACGACGAAGTAATGCTTCACGATGCTACCGGCTCGCATGTCGTTCCGGTACTCCCGCAGCACACCCTCGCCGTTCGCCATCGCCGCCAGCAGCTCGATCTTCAGCGACTCCCGCAGCACCTCGATTCGCTCGCGCTGCAGGCGGTTGCGCTCGGTTGCGGCGTCGGCCTTGTCGAGCGGGTTCATACGGCCTCCTGGGGGAAGGGGCGGTACTGGAAGGACGCGTATTCGTGCGGCTGAAACAGGGTCCTCAATGAGGTGTGAAAAGAAGCAGCCACAATACCGAGTCCGCGAACATGACGGAACTGATACGAACCGCCAGCGAGGTCAGGCATGTCGGCATGCATATCGAACCACCCGTCGCCCAGCGCATTCGGCAGCACAGGAAGCGGAGGCTCGGCGAGCTCCTCGCGCACCAGATCAGCGAGGTCGCCATCGATGGCTTGATTCAGCGTGACTTGCTGGCCGTAGCGCATGCAAGCGATCATCACCTTGGAGGCCTTGCAGCCGAGTTCGCGCGACAACTCCCACACAGTGATGCAGGCCTGATCGGAGCCGGCCGTGAGATCAACGCCGATCGTCGCCGGAGTCACTTTCGGCGCAGGCTTGCCGCCGCCGTTGACGATCAGGTCAACAGCCGGATTGCGCGTCTCCAGCTTCCCGTCCGGGTTCTTCCAGATCCCCGGCTTGATCTGCACCGGCTCAGGGGCTGGTGCTGCGGGGCGGGGGATGGGCTTGCCGAGGGGCCGGAATTGCTCGGCCTTGAGGATGGTGATGGTCATGTCGATCTCCGTTCAGAAGCTGTGCTCGAGAGAGAAATGCAGCACCGTCCGTGCCTTGACCAGATGGCCCGGTACGAGCGTTGCACGCGGTGTTGCGCCGAGGATCTGCACCGGCGGCGCGTAGGAGACGGCAGCGAGCGGCGCCAGGTAGTTGCGCGACCAGCCTTCGCCGTCCTTGATCTTGTAGCCGGTGATCGCACCGAGCGTCAGGCCGAAGCCGCGGTGCTCGAACGTCTGGCCGAGGTAGAAGCTGTTGCGGCGCAGCGTGTTCCTGTACCCACCGAACGTCAGGCCGTCAGCAGTGCGACCGTACAGGCCCCAGTTCGAATTGTTGTCGGTGTCCTTCGCCGGCACGTGCACCGAGTGGATATGCAGCCCGACCGTCAGCGGCTCGGCGTGCGCAGGCTGCGTGCACTGACCCAGCGCAAGGCCGATCAGGAAAGATGCGGCGTAGCAGATGTGGCGCGGGCTCATCACAGCCCCCCGAATCCGCTATCCGCCACATCCGCCAGAGCCTTGAAGCTGCAGCAGTCCTGCGTGACGACATGCCCCTTGCTGCAGGTCAGGCTCGGCACGTCGTGCTCTGCGAAGACCTGAGCAAGCGCTTCTTGCTGGGTGGGCGCGTCGACCTCTGCAATCACAAGGCGGCCCTTGCGGTCGATGCCGGTGAGGTGGTAGTGGCTCATGGCGTTCTCTTTCAGTTGATGGGGTGAGGTCAGGAGGTGGCGCGGGTTCAGTTCGGATTGCGACCGAAGCGGCGTGCCCACGCGCGAGTCATCGAGCGCTCCGCGTCCTGCATCGAAGGGCCGTGACGCATCAGCACCTCGCCGGTGTCGCAGCGCGTGACCTCAACACTGTAGGCGTCTTTCTCGTCGCGGCGGTACGTCTCGAACACCCCCGTGGCCTGCGCCAGATCTTCGGTAAAGAAGCTCAAGCCAGCGCCCGTGTTGTAGCGCTCGTGATCCGCGTAGAACCGGTGAGCGTCAAAGCGGTAGGTGACAGGCTTGCTCATTTCAATCTCCGTACAGGTATGGGTGGTTAGGCGAACACGAACACTTCGACGCTGTACGCGCTCGGGTACATCCAACAGGCCTCGCCCATGCTGCGTGCCTTGATGACCTTGACGCCGCTGACCGGGTGATAGATGCGATACATGGTGTGTTCTCCGTGGCTTGGGTGGTTAGGAGGGGCCGGAGCCCCGGGTGTTCAGGCGGCGCGGCGGGCCTTGGTAGCGGCTTGCTTGGCCCGCAGGTTCGTCCAGTAAGCCACCACTTCACGAGCTTGCTTGACGGCGTTCGGGTTGACGAAGGTTTCGCCTTGTGCGGCGCGAGAAAGGGTCAGCTTCGCGTCGCTGAGGGTGCAGGTCAGTTGCAGCTTGGTAGTCATGGTGTGCTCCGTTGCGTTGCTTGATCGATGGAGTGAACTTTAGCTTTGCCTCGCCTTGCTGACTATTTGCTTTTAGCTATTGCATCAGACGCATGCGATAGCAAAAGACAAATAGCAATCGCAGCCACGTTCATCCAAGATTTGAGCATGCAAACACCACCTCAATCCATCGTCGCCGGCTCGGTTCGAATCGAAGCGAAGAACGGGCAGCTCTTCATTTGCCCCGCCAAGAATCCGCCAGGCGCACCGGTTGTCATCGACCTGAAGCGCTTGGAGAATTGGGTCAAGCGGATCTATCGAGAGGAGGTTCTGAAATGATCACCGCCCACCAGTACGCCCAGCAGCTGTGCCAGGCGTCGCAACCGGAGACGAGGCAATGAACTTTGACGAAGAAACGGATGACGGAATGGACGCTCTGACGCAGGCCTACGCCAGCGGGCGAAGCGACCAATTCGAGGACGACTGCGCGGTCGTGAAGCTGTTGCTCGACGAGTGCGATGACGCAGTGGCGGTCGGCGACGGGCGCCTGAACGTGACGCGGATCCGCGAGATGCTGGAATCGCACTTCACACCTGGGCAGTGCTTCCCGGATGCGTGCAAGACGCCCAGTGAGTGCGATGCCATGGGCTGCAAGAAGGAGCAATCATGATCACCCTTCACTCCGTAGCCGCGGACCTGCGCCGCAAGTCCGATTCGCAACCGGTCGCCGCTGTCGTGGCGCCGCAGACGTATGAGCCGGCATGCTTGATTTCGTGGCGCGAGGCTTGCGCTGCCGTCGACGATCAGGCTGCGTATGCGTTTCGGCGCGGTGGCGGCAAGACCGGATGGCCGCCCGGCTTGTTGCAGGATGACTCTCGCGAACTGTCGCGCTGGTTCGCCAGTCGCATGGATGCGCGCCATGTGGTGCGTTCGATCGGCTACCAGCCGAAGGAGGCGCAATGAGCGAGATCAAAGCGGGCGAACTTGGCATCATCGTCCATAGTCTCAAGGGGTTGAATCTCGGGAAGATTGTTCAATGCATTTGTGTCCTTGGTGAACTTAAGTTCATGCATGTCGGGATCGCAAGGGCGATCGAGGTTGATCAAGACCTGCCGACGGGCGAAGGCACGACACGGTTTGTTCCAATCGCATGGGTTCATTCTCTCCGCGACACAGACGGCGCCGACGAAGTCAACGCCATCGCTCAGCGCAAGAGCGGTCGGGAGGTGAAGGCGTGAGTGCAGTCATCAGCCCATGCGGCCAGTACCGCTACCGCCTGGATCGCGCGGTCGGCATGGAAGGCCCGGTCTATGCATTCTTCGGCATCAACCCGAGCACGGCTGATGCGAACCTCGACGACGCCACGGTGCGCAAGTGGATCGGCTTCATGAAGCGCTGGGGCGGCAGTCGATTCATCGTCGGCAACGTCTTCGCATTTCGCGCTACCGATGTGAAGGTGCTCTCCTCGACATACATGCCGCAGGGCCGTCAGAACGACGAATACATCGACATCATGGCGGCCGAGGCTGACATCCTGGTTCCATGCTGGGGATCTCGAGGAAAGGTGCCGATCGATCTGCGCCATGAGCTCGACGCGCTCAAGCGCAAGTTGATCGCGACACGCAAGCCGGTGATGTGCTTCGGGTTCACTGCCACGAACGATCCGATGCACCCGCTGATGCTCGGCTACGACACGCCACTGGTGCCGTTCGCCTGATGGACGCCCGCACCCGTCGCGCCAAGGTCCGCCAGCTATGGCCGCAGTGCGGTAACGCGGTCTGCTGCTACTGCGACGTGCCGTTGAAGCGCTACGGGGACACCAGCGCGCTTGGGGCGACGCTCGACCACTGGATGCCGACCGTGCTCGGCGGAACCGACGAGCTCGAGAACCTCCGCCTGTCCTGCCGCCGCTGCAACAACCTCAAGGCCGACATGCACCCGCTGGTCTGGCTCGAGCTGCCCAGGCCCAAGTACGTCCACCAGCCGACGCGGTATGAGCGGAAGGTGGCGGCGCTGCAGAGGTGTGCGCAAAATAGTCGTTGCGTCACGCGTGACGACGTGACACCATAGCGCCATGGCATTCGTCAAATTGGACTGTGGAATCCTCAACTCCACGCTTTGGGTCGAGCGCGAGCCGCGCGACGTTTTCATCACCGCTCTTCTCATGGCGCAGCCGATCGAGATCCGCGAGCCGATGCCTCAGTTCGAGGTGCGATCGCTGGAGCAGACCGGCTTCGTCGTGCCGCCAGGCTGGTACGGCTTCGTGCAGGCCGCCGGCCCTGGCATCGTGCGAATGTCGATGGCGGATCAGGCTGCCGGCATGGACGCCCTCGAGAAGCTCGGCGCACCGGATCCCGAGAGTCGTTCGAGCGATTTTGAGGGCCGCCGCCTCGTCCGTGTCGATGGCGGGTATGTGGTCTTGAACTACATGAAGTACCGCGACAAGGACATGGGCGCCGCTGTCCGATCGGCCCGATATCGGGAGCGAAAAGCGCAGCAGGCTTCGGCGTCCGTCACGCGTGACACGAACACCGTCACGCGTGACGCGTCACGTTCCGTCACCAAAGAAGAAGCAGAAGCAGAAGAAGAGAAGAGAAGCACACGCAGCAGGCTGCTCACCAAGGCGGACCTGACGGCCGCAGGTGTTGACCTGAAGGTCGCCGAAGACTGGCTCGCAATTCGGAAGGCAAAGAAGGCAGTCCTCACGGGAACCGCGTGGGACGCCATCCTGCGCGAAGCCAAGAAGGCGCAGTTGAGCGTGGCTGAAGCGATCCGCATCAGCACCGAACGCGGATGGCAGAGCTTCAAGGCCGAGTGGCTGCATGATCGAAGCAAGCCATCGCCTACCGGCGACATCTTCGGGGGTGCCAAGTGATGCGTGACTTCGACCACCTGCGCGAGATGCGCCGCCGCGGCTTCGCACCGATGAAGGTCTACATCGACCTCGAGTTCCAGATCCTCTACGGCAAGGGCGTCCCGTTCAATCCCGAGCTCCCGCACCTGTACCTCGACGAGACAAAGAACGTGCGCACGATGGACCTGAGGTGTCTTGCGGGGCTTGACGTTCAGGTGAACGGGTTCAACAAGATCCGGCTGGCTGTAGTCGCCGAGGCGATCGCGAAGGTTGAGCCGTCGAGGTTGATCACCGTCCGTCACCATGACATCGGCATTGGCGAATGGCGGCACTTCCCGATCGTCGAAGTCACCGACACGAAGGGAGTCGTCACATGGCTGGCCGACTGACCCCCGACAGCATCGACTTCGCCGCGTACGAAGCCGAGACCGAGCACGCGCAGAAGGTGCGCCCAGCTCGCGACTTCTTCGACGACGTGGTCCGATCGTTCCAGCGCAAGGAAGCCGGCAGCAGGCATTCGCACATGACTTCGACCAAGGTCGGCAGCTACCTCGAGTTCCCGCCGGGCAATGTGACCGTGTGGGCCGGATTCAACGGGCACCGGAAGTCGATGTTCACCGGCCAGGTGGCCCTCGACCTATGCAACACCGGCGAGCGCGTCCTGATCGCGTCCATGGAGATGGAGCCGGCCGACACGATGGTGCGCATGTCGCGCCAGGCATCGGGCACCAACCGCCCCAGCGAAGCATGGCTCGCGGCCTTCCACGACTGGACCGACAGGCGGCTGTGGCTCTTCGACCACGTCGGCCGCATCAGTCCCACCCAGGCGCTCGGCCTGTGCCGCTACTTCGCCGAGGAACTCAAGGGCAAGCACGTGTTCCTCGACAGCCTCATGAAGTGCGTCACCTCCGAGGAGTCGATGGATGACACGAAGTCCTTCATCACGGACCTGACGCAGCTCGCGAAGGACACCGGCTTGCACATCCACCTCGTCGCCCACTGCCGCAAGCCCAGCACCAGTGGCGAGACGCTGCCGCCGTCGAAGTACGACATCAAGGGCTCGAGCTCGATCTCCGACCAGGCCAGCAACGTCGTGCTCGTCTGGTGGAATAAGGCCAAGCACGAGGCGCTGAACCGCAATCCGAACGACGAAGAGGCGCTAGTCAAGCCCGACGCGATGGCGATCGTCGACAAGCAGCGTCACGGTCCGTGGGAGGGCAAGCTCTCGCTGTGGTTCGATGAGGTCAGTATGCGATTCGTCGACAACCGACACAGTGAAGTCAGGCCCTACCAACTGCAAGGAATGACCGAATGAAGACCATCAGCGATAGGCTGCGCGAGTTCGCGTTCGTCAAGGGCGGCGTCCCGAATTTCTGGTGGATGCCAACCCATATTCAGGATGTGGTTTTCGAATGGAAGGATCTCGATACCGAGCGCTGGCTAGACCTCACCCTCGATGAACGCTGCATGTTCCTGCTGTTCGTGGCCGAAGCACTGGAGACACCATGACCACCCACCTCACGCCCTACGAGGAGAAGATCCTAGCGACCCTCCACCCGAAGTGGGGCAGCTCGACGCGCAATGTTGCGGCCTGGGCTGGTCACATCGCAGGCGGTGTCAGCCGAGCCAGCCAATCCTCGCTGGTCCTGAACTCGCTCAAGCGCCTCGAGAAGCGCGGGCTCGTGAAGCGGCTGGACGGCGAGTTGCCGATTGCTTGGGTGCTGGCGAAGGAAGGGGGTGCAGAATGAGGACGATCAGCCAGAAGCTGCGGAGCTTGGCAAAGCGCCCGCTTGTATCGGAATGGACCGATGAAAACTGCGAGGCCCATGAGGTCGCATACGGGTGGCTGAGGCCGCATGAGTTGACAGATTTTGGTCTGGAGCAGTTCTACAACATGACCGACGAAGAGTGGGGGATGTTCCTGTGCTTCGTGGCTGAAGCGCTGGAGGCAGCATGAGCGAGTGGCAACCGATTGAGACTGCGCCGAAGTACCGCGAGGTGCTTCTGTTCCGCGATGACGCGGGTGTGTTCACCGGAATCTTCACTTCGTTCGACAGCTTCGCTACCGAAGCAGAGACCGAAGCCTGCAATGAAGACACGTTGTTCAGCGAAGGCTGGTTCTATGGCGACTATCGAGGCTGCGGGCGCCTTGAAGGCAGTGAGTTGCCAACGCACTGGATGGAGCTGCCACTGGTGCCGCTATGAACCCTGCACCCATCCCGCGCGCGCCCGCGCATTCACCGAAGGAGCGAGCATGAGCAATATCGACTACGGCTCAAACCAAGGCCGCGCATACGACGAGTACCTGCCCGATGGCATGGAAGACTGGGCCAAGAAATATTGGCTCGGCGCACGCAACGACCCTCGCACAAGGCTCGAATTCGGCGAGCGCGAGGAGCCGCTAGATCTCGGTGTCACACCGGACGAATTCCACCAGCAGCTACCCAGCCCCTGGACAGGCCTGAACATCGCCTTGGCGCTCGTTCTGGCGGCTGCGGTGAGCGGATTGCTGCTGCACGCTGCTGCTCGGGCGGGGTGGCTGTCGTGAGCAATGACCGCAAATTGCTAGAGCTGGCCGGAAAGATGGCAGACGCAGCCCGAGCTGTCGTGGGTGGCAGAGCAATCCCACTGGAGAACGTGCCGGCCGCGAACGTCTACACGCTCGGTGAGGCCTGTATGCGCCTGCAGCATGCCGTCGATGCTTGTGACGCGGCGATCATTGATTGCGCTCGCTCAAGCCTCCCAAAGGCAGCACCATGACCCGCCGAGCCGCCAGAGTAGACGCCAACCACGCCGAGATCGTCGGATGTTTCAGGGCATGCGGATGCGACGTGCAGAGCCTGGCTGCAGTAGGCTGTGGCGTGCCTGACCTGCTGGTGCATCAGCGATCGACGGGTAAGCTGTGGCTGGTCGAGGTGAAGGATGGCCGCAAGTCGCCGAGCGAACGCAAGCTCACCAAGGACCAGGTCGACTTCCACGCGATCTGGCCTGTGCACGTGGTCATGCGGGTGGAGGATGTGCCGGTGTTGCTGGCTGGACGGCCGAAAGGGATTGCGTTATGAAGAGGAATACGGCATAGTGTAGGTGAGTGCTTTGTGTTGCTCGGTGCGCTGAGATAAGAGCAAACGCGGAAACGCGAAATTTCTTGGCAAGGCCCGGCTCTCTAGTTGCTCTGAACCGATACCCGCAAAGGGGAGCAACACAAAGCATTCAGAGAATTCTGTTCTGGAGCGGCATGGAAGGACACGCAGCGGACCCGAGGACTGGCAAGAAATCGGGCGAGTGGAAATAGTAGCTCAGTCAGGTAGAGCGAGGCTGCCAAGCTTAGGGCGCTGGATCGAAGCCAGCCTAGTTCAATAGCAGGTATCAAGACCTGCCTCCAGAACAGAGTTCTTTCAGATGCTGAGTGCACAGTGATGATGTGCAGCCTCCCGGCTAGCCCCCGATGGCGACTAACGCAGTTAGTAGACGTAGCTCGACGATCAGTGACCCTGTGGCGGGGTAGATGGAGCATGGCCTAGGCGCAATCCTAGGGTCAAGCCGGGATCATCTCCGGTCAGCATCTGAAAGCATTCAACGACGGGGAATTGAATGAACGTCATCGAAGAAATGGCCCAAGCAAGAGAGTTCCAACAATCAATCGGCCCCGATGAGTCTCCGCAATGGAATGAAACCGAACTAGTGAACCTTCTGGGGCGAGCGCTGATGAACCTAGCCAGAACAAGCCCAGATAACTGCACACCGCAGGTCACACAGGCACTGGCAATCTTTCACGTATGGGAGGCGAGTAGGCGATGATTGAGCTTTTGCGACATAGCTGGTTGATGGCAAATTATTCTCACGAGCTGACGAGGCTCGAATACTTGTCCGACTATATATTCGATTTCACGACATACGACGGCGCCATGTCTGAGCTGTTTGCAAGCAAGGCCGTCGAGGTATGTAATGCAATCAGCAGGAAGGAAACATTCGACTACATCAAGGATGAGGAGAACTACAAGTGGTATCTGCTGATGTGCAACATGCCGTTCTTCGCGGAACGTCTTGAATGGGGAACTTCGATCCGTGGCGCATGGTGGCGGCTGCATCAAACGCTCGAAAGCTGCGGCATCTATCGGGACGAAGAACAGGTCTTGAAGGTGGAGTTCGATCCTGAGCAATGGGAATACTTCATCCAAGCGTTGATCGAGTTTTCGCGAGAAACCGATTGATCGGCGGGTAATCCGCTATACTCTCTCTTCATGACGAAAGAAGAAGCCATCACCGAAGTACAGAGGATCATCCGAGAGCATGGATTGACTCTAAAGGACTACCAAGCAAGCCCACTCAAGGGGAAGAAGCTGGAGCCGAAGTTCTTTGGTGTGAACGGTGAAACATGGACTGGCAGAGGTGCAAAGCCTCGATGGATGCGGGAGCAAAACCATGACTGACGCGTTGATGATCGATCAGATCGACAAGAAAACGCTTGGCATCGTTCGATTCACTGAGAACGCCGGCCGGGTGGTTCACTACCAAGTGACCATCGATCCAGCCAAGAAGAGCCCAAGCGGCCAGTTCATGCGGTTCGGCACCTATCCTATGGACGAGATCACAGGATGGCAGCCTCTTGCAGGTATGGTGCTGGTGGAGATTCTAAGCCAAGATTGGCAAGACGATCTCCCGGAGATCCCGAATGCGTAAGTCGATCTTTGGATACGCGGTCGTGATCCACGCGACCAAGGACTACCCGAACCATCAGATGCCGAATTTCTACCGGCTGTTGTCGGCGCTCGGCTTCCTGGTTTGGTCCCGTGACTGGCGTTCCGTCCCGATATTCGGAAGCAATGTGCAGCACTGCATGACGACCTACCGGCTGGGCTCATTCCGGGAACAGATCGAATACATCCGCACCCGAGGCGAGCGCAAGAAGATGACCGAAGAGGTCTTGCGCCGGTTGGAAGCAGGACAACATGTGGAGAGTCGTAATGCAGCCTGACACCACCACTCAAAGCGACATCCTCGTAGACAAGGAAGAAGCGCAGACCAAGCTCTGCGTTCTGTGCATGGCAGTGGTGAAGCGAGAGGAATACGACGATCACCTAAAGTCGCACGGCTATGAGACATTGGCGCATGCGGTCAAGGCGAACCCGGGGCATGATGTATGAGTGACTTTGCAATCTGGCTGCCTGAAGCCTCACAAGAAGAACGAAAGAGCTATGGCTACATCAGCGTGGCTGTGCTTCCATACCTGAAGGGTCGCCCGATGGATGAGGTTGCGCAAGCCTTCATCTCTACGCTACGTCCAACATCAGTGCGCGTCATCAAGTTCAATCAAGCGCAGTTCTGTGACGCACAGACATGGCATGTAACGGTAAACCTGAAGCGAGACGGGATGATCGACTGCATTCACCAAGAATGCAGTGTTGAGCTACCGGAAGGCGTAGATAACGGGCACGATCTTTCATTGCTGCTGCCCGAGTGCGCCGACGATAACGAGTAATCTGTATACTTCGTATACACATAAACAACTGAGAGATACATGGCTCGCCCGAAAGGATCACCAAACAAGGCAACGCAGGCCGCTAGAGATGCCATAGGCGCGTTTGTTGATGGCAATGCAGGGAAGCTGCAGGGATGGCTAGATCAGATCGCCCAAGGCGTTCCTAAGCCCGATGCCAAAGGCGAGTACATCATTCCACCGAACCCCGCCAAGGCATTCGAGCTGTTTCAGAGCGTCGTCGAATACCATGTCCCAAAGCTCGCTCGCACGGAGCTGACGGGCGAAGGTGGTGGGCCAGTTCGCCAGGCTATCGAGATGCACATCGTCGATGGCAATCAGGGTTGATGTTCCCCGCAAGCTAAAGCCATTCCTCTATCCGCGCCGATACAAGGGCGCCAAGGGTGGACGAGGAGGCGCAAAGTCACACTTCTTCGCTGAGCAGATAGTTCTACGCTGCTACCAACGCCCTACCCGAGCCGTCTGTATCCGTGAGGTGCAGAACTCCATCAAGGACTCGGTCAAGCAGCTCATCCTAGACAAGATCGCCAAGCTTGGGCTGCAGCCCATGTTCCAAGAGGTAGAAGGCGAGATACGAGGGCCTGATGGCTCGTTGATCGTCTTCAAGGGCATGCAGTCCTACAACGCAGACAACATCAAGTCGCTTGAGGGATACGACATTGCATGGGTTGAGGAGGCGCAGACGCTGTCTCAGCACTCTCTCGACATGCTTCGCCCGACCATTCGCAGGGCCGGCTCTGAGCTGTGGTTCAGCTGGAACCCTCGGTACAAGACTGACCCGGTTGATGCCTTCTTCCGCCTGAACGAAGGTGATCCGGACTTCTGCTGCGTCACGATCAACTGGCGTGATAACCCATGGTTTCCTGAAGAGCTGCGCAAGGAGATGGAGCGCGACTTCAAGAACGATCCGGACAAGGCTGAGCACGTCTGGAATGGAGCATACGGAGCTGGCATCGGGGCTATCCTGGCTCGCTGGGTCAACAAGGCTGAGAGAGAAGGTCGCATCCACGATGGCGTCACATTCGACTGCGGCGGTGCTCCTATCGACGTATCCAGCGACATCGGATTCAGGGACACTGCATCATGGTGGTTCTGGCAGCGCTGCTTGGGCGGGTATCGATTGCTCGGATACTTGGGTGACAGTGGGCTGGACGCGGACGACTGGATACCCATCATTCGAGACAAGATCCTTGAGTTGAGCGACGGTCATCTTGGGAACATCTGGCTTCCGCACGATGCTCGGGCCAAGACATTCCAGAGCAAGCACACCACGGCAGAGAAGTTCCTGACCGCATTCCCGGGTAAGGTGAAGGTCGTGCCTCAATCCAAGAAGATGGATCAGATCGGAGCGGCTCGTCAGGTCATCGAAACATGCGAGTTCAACAAGACAGCATGCGAGGCTGGCATTGATGGACTCACAGCATGGGAGTTTGAGTGGAATGAGGAGTTGAACGTATTCAGCCGAGATCCGATCCATAATTGGGCCTCTCACCCATCTGATGGATTCGCATACGGTTGCCAGGTGATGCAGATGGCCGAGCCGAAGAAAGAGGCAGAAGAGCCGAAGTTCGCCATTGAGTCCAAGAATGGGCGTATAGTTACGCGTCCGTTGGAGGAACTCTGGCGCGACACTCCCAAGAAATCTCGGAGGATCTAGTGCCAGCACTGAACTCGCCTTTCACGCCTTCCCATGCGAACACGGTCAGACTGGCGGTGACTGCCGCCAACACTCCGGGTGCGCTGGTAATCCAGTCCGCTCAGATTCGTGTATACAACGGCGGTCCGAATAAGGCTTTCATTCGATGGGGTGTTGGCGCTCAAACGGCCACCACTACAGATACGCCAGTTGGACCCGGCAATACCGAGGTCTTCACGAAGCCGCCTGAGGCAACTGGTGTTGCGTCGATCTGTGATGCCACTGAGACGGCAACCGTGTTTATTACTCCTGGTGAGGGGTCGTAACCATGGCACTCAAGGGAGGCTACTCACAGACGCCGTTAGGCGCAGGGGGAGCGGCAGCATCTGCCAATCGGATTCAGAATGCGACGCCTACAGAGGGCGGAACGACGACGATGACGCAGGACTCGAATGAGGCAACGTTGGTGCTGAGTGCTGGCGCGAATCTCACGGCTGCTACCGTTGCAATCCCCGCTGATGCTGTCTCGCGGATCGGACAGAACATCTCGATTGCATCCTTGCGCGGCATCACGACTGTTTCATACTCGGGTGGCACCGTGCGTAACCCATACTCAAACTTCAACGCGGACGACTGTGTGACGTACCGCAAGATTGCAGCAAACACATGGATTCGACTCATTTGAAGCGGCTTCTGGCCGCACTGGTGCTTCTTCCGTCCCTGGCTATCGGGGCGGCGAATGACATGCTATTCATGCAGCGCAACGCGACGGACAACGGCACCCTGAATCGACTTGTCGCGTTTCCTGTTTCGGATGCGCTGTTCTACTTCAATTCCTCCACTCTTCTCCCTGGGGCTGTGACTCTAGGCTCGAACCTGACTTTGGGAAGTGGCGTGCTGGACAGCGTTCCGCCGAATTGGACTACTCTTGCTGGCAAGCCTAGCTTCGCAACGGTTGCGTTCACGGGGAATTATGGTGATCTGACGGGTACTCCGGCCCCCGCAACGCCTTCACAATCGGCTGCAAGCCGTTCTCTGAACACTATTTTCCAGATCAGCACAACGCGTGGAGCGCTCGGCATCTACAGCATTCAGTGCACCATCACGGCCAGCATTGCAGGCGGCCAGAACTGTGACATCATCTTCGAGATCGCAAGCGATTCCGGGTTCACGGCCAACGTGCAGACCGTAAGTATCTGTGGTGACGGGCAAACCTATACGCTAGCGGTCACGCTCCAAGGTGTTCAGCCCACGACCAAAGTTTGCACTGGGTTCGTGCCGGCAAACTACTACGTCAGGTTGCGAACGGTACAGAACACCGGGACACCGTCTTTCAGTTATCGCGCAGGCCAAGAAGTCCTGATGTAATGGCAGACAAACCCGATCAGCCAGAAGCTCAAGACCCGGCGCTTCGCTGGGGCTCTGAACTCAAGTTCGCCAAGAAGACGGATGACAAGTGGGTTGAGCGCTCACGCAAGATCGTCAAGCGCTATCGGGATGAGCGGGATGCCATCGACAGCGAAGACAGGCGCTACAACGTGTTGTGGAGCAATGTCCGCACGCTGATGCCTGCAGTTTACTCGCGCAAGCCCAAGGCGGCTGTATCGCGCCGCAACAAGGATCGCAGCGACGTAGCCCGTACTGCATCGGCCATCCTTGAGCGTGCCTTGCAGTATGAGCTGGAGTTTTACAACGACTTCGATTCAGGGATGCGCAATGCCATCCTTGACCGGCTGTTGCCGGGTCGTGGCGTCTGCTGGGTTCGCTATGAGCCGCACTTCGGTGTAGCCACTCAGGTGACGGAGGATGTCGAGACGCCCGCACAAGAGGCTGCAGAGACGCAAGAGACGCTGAAATACGAATGCACCCCGGTGGACTATGTCTACTGGGAAGACTTCCGCATGGCTCCTGCTCGGACCTGGGAAGAGTGCGGGTGGGTCGCTCGCCGCGTCTACATGGGCAAGGAAGAGATCGTAGAGCGGTTCGGCGAGGAGTTCACTGATGTGCCGCGCTCCCATGTTCCGCTGGGTCTAGATGAGAAGACAGACCCCAACGCCGACCGCATGAAGAAGGCGAAGATTTGGGAGATCTGGAGCAAGACTGACGGCAAAGTTTACTGGTACGCCGAGGGATATCCGAAGTGCCTAGATATCAAGGATGATCCGCTGGAGCTGGACGGCTTCTTTCCTTGCCCCAAGCCTCTCTATGCCACGACGACCACAGACCAAATGGTGCCGGTGCCTGACTACGTCGAGTATCAGGACCAGGCTCGCGAACTGGACGAGGTCACGACCCGCATCAGCTATCTCGTAAAGGCCTGCAAAGTCGTTGGCGTCTATGACGCATCCCAACAGGCGATCTCTCGGATGTTCACCGAGGGAACGGATAACACAATGATTCCCGTCGACACTTGGGCAATGTTCGCCGAGAAGGGCGGTATAAAGGGGGCGATTGATTGGGTTCCGCTGGAAATGGTCGTGCAGGCCCTCAATCAGCTCTATCTAGCGCGTGATCAGATCAAGCAGGTTATCTACGAGGTCACCGGCATCTCGGACATTCTGCGTGGCGCATCTCAGGCCAGCGAAACACTAGGCGCGCAGCAGATCAAGGCACAGTTTGCCTCCATGCGCCTGGATGACATGAAGAAAGATGTGGCTAGGTTCGCATCCGACATCATCCGCATCAAGGCGCAGATCATGTGCTCCTTCTACTCGGATGACAGCCTGATCAAGATGTCGGGCATCCAAGACACGAAGGATCAGCCGTTCATCCCGCAAGCTCTCGCCATGCTCCGCAACGAGCCCATGCGGAACTTCGCCATCGAGGTCACTGCTGACTCGCTGGCTGAAATGGATGAGATCAGTGAACGCCAGGGCCGCATGGAGTTCCTGACGGCCGCTGGAGGCTTTCTGCGTGAGGCAGTGCAGGCGGCTCAGCAAGTGCCGGAGATCGCCCCGTTGATGGGCGAGATGCTCATGTTTGCCGTGCGCGCATGGAAGACGGCTGAGCCGCTGGAGGCTTCGTTCGAAGAGGCGCTGACCAAGATGGCGGCGCCCAAGCCGCCTGCGCCACCGAGCCCCGAAGCCATCAAGGCCCAAGCTGACGCGCAAAAGTCTCAGGTTGACGCACAGGTTGCCCAGATCAAGGCGCAATCCGAACAGGCCAAGGCTCAGGTCGAGATGCAGAAGAGCCAAGCTGAGCTGGCGATGACGCAGATGGAAATGCAGCGCATGCAGATGGAGCAGCAACAAGCCGGCGCTCTTGAGCAGTTCAAGCAGCAGGCAGCCGCACAGATGGAGGCGATGGCGATGCAGCATGAGAAGGCACTTGAAGCTGCCCGCCTGTCCTTCGATCAATGGAAGGCTGAGCTTGATGCTGCAACCAAGATCGAAGTCGCGAACATCTCCGCAGCAGTGAAGATGAACGACACGGCTACGGCTGCTGCGACGGCTGAGGCTACGCAAGAGCTGAAGGGCGACGACTGATGCCCATTTACAAGGCGATGTGCGACTGCGGCCATACGCAGGATGTGTACCTTCCGCTTCGTGAGATGGACAGCCTACCCCATCACTGCGGAAAGAAGATGTTCCGGGCCGTCTGCGCGCCAATGGTCATCGCGGACATTCAGCCTTACCGGTCTATGGCGACCGGAGAAATGATTGGTGGTCGCGCACAACATCGCGAACACCTGAAGAAGCACGGGTTGGTCGAAGTAGGCAACGAAAAGATCCCCGTCAATCAGCAGCCGACGAAGTCGAGCGACATCAAGGTTGATTTGTACAAAGTAGCCAATGGAATGGGTCTATGAGCGATCTTCGCGAAGCACTCGAAACAGCATTTGAGAGCGCCGAAACTGCACCTGTGGTCGAGTCGACTCCTGTCGCTAATGTGCAGCAGGAAACTCAAGCCGAAGCAGATGCGCGCGCTCGTGACGAGAAAGGCCGGTTCGCAGCGAAGTCGGAGCCGGTCGAGGAAGCGAAGATCACCAAGCAGCCGGAGTTGAAGTCCCCGGTAACTCCGGACGCTTCGAATCCTGATGTTCAGAAGCCAGAAGCTCAGACCGATGCTATCAAGGCTCCCAACACGTGGCGCCCAGCGGCGGCTGCGAAGTTCGCAACCCTGGACCCGGAGATTCGCGCCGAGATCGAGAAGCGGGAAAACGATGCCCGCATGGGTATCCAGCAATACAAGCAAGCGGCTGACTTTGGGCGCAGCTTCGGTGAAGCAGCAAAGCCGTTTGAGCGCACATTTCAAGAGCTTGGGGTTACTCCGGTTCAAGCGTTCCAAACACTGTTGGCAGCAGACCACAAACTGCGCTATAGTCCTCCGCAAGAAAAGGCACGGTACTTCGCCGAGCTGGCTCAGCAATATGGAGTGAGCCTTGACCACATCAAGGACGCTCCTCAGCCAGATCCGCAGTATCTGCATTTGCAGCAAGAGCTAAGTCAGCTCCGTCAGCAGCAGGAAAGTTGGCTTCGCCAGCAGCAGGAACAGGAAAGTAGCACCCTTACGAGTGCCATTGAACAGTTCAAGGCTGATCCGGCAAACCAGCACTTCGAGGCAGTTCGGGACGATATGGCAATGCTCCTTGAAAACGGGCGAGCCAAATCTCTCAAGGAAGCCTACGACATGGCCGTGTGGGTTCGACCCGATATCCGCTCCAACCTGCTGAAACAACAGACGGAAGAAGCGGCTAGAAAGGCGCAGGAAACATCCCACGTGCAGCGCGCAAAGACTGCAGCAGTTGGCGTCAAGGGAAGTTCTCCGGCATCTGGTTCGGCTACAGGCCCGAAAGACTCGTTGCGCGCCGAGATTGAAGCGGCGGCTGACAAATTCTTCTGACTTGGAGCACTAAATGCCTTCTTTTGCAAACGTAGCCGACATCGTCGCAACTACGATCCAATCCCGAACCGGCAAACTTGCCGACAACGTGATGAAGAACAACGTTCTTCTGATGCGCATGAATGAGCGTGGCAACGTGAAGCCGTTCAGCGGCGGTAACGTGATCACGCAAGAGATCATGTACAACGACCCCAACACGCAGAATGCCGGTTCGTACAGTGGTTATGACGTGGTGGACATCACGCCGAACAGCCCGATCTCCTTCGCCCAGTACGACATCAAGCAGTATTCCGCTGCGGTGACGATCTCGGGCCTGGAAATGCTGCAGAACTCCGGCAAGGAGCAGATCATCGATCTGTTGGAAGGCCGGATTCAGGTGGCCGAGGCTCAACTGCAGAACCAACTGAGCGCAGGCCTGTACTCGGACGGTACGGGCAACAGCGGCAAGGACATTACCGGTCTGGCTGCTGCGATCTCATCCACTCCGACGACCGGCACCTACGGCGGTATCAACCGTGCTACCTGGGCTTTCTGGCGGAACGTGGCCTTCTCGGCTGCGACTGACGGCGGCGCCCCGGCGACCTCGGCCAACATCCAAAGCTACATGAATCGCGTTGCTCTGCAACTGGTTCGCGGCACGGACTCGGCTGACACCGCGGTTGCGGACAACAACTACTACCGCCTCTATCTGGAATCGCTGCAAAGCATCCAGCGCGTGACGGATGAGAAGCTGGCTGCGGCTGGTTTCACCTCGCTGAAGTACTTCGGTGCCGGCAAGGCTGTTGATGTGGTGCTGGATGGCGGTATCGGTGGTTCGATCACTGCGAACACCATGTACTTCCTGAACACGAAGTACATCTTTTTCCGCCCGCACCGTGACCGCAACATGGTTCCGATTGGTGGCGATCGCCAGTCCGTGAACCAAGATGCAATCGTGAAGCTGATGGGCTGGGCCGGCAATCTCACTTGCTCGGGCGAACAGTTCCAAGGCAAGCTCGTCGCTTAAGGAGAAACGACATGGCAACCCCTTTCAATGTATCCAACAGCGTCGGCGCGGATCTGAAGACGATCTCGCTTGCGGCTGATCTCGCCTCGGGTGCTCTGCGTCCAAACGCGCGTCTCGGTCAGGAGGTCTTTGGCAACGATGGCAAGCTGTATGTCTATGCACAGGCCAACGGCGCCATCACTGCGTCGACGGCCGTGTGCACGGTGAATGCCTCCACGTTCCTCGCAACGAACTCGGGTGGGGCCTACACCTCTCCTGCAACCACGATGGCAGCCGGGGACCAAGGTTGGTTCTCGAAGGCCTCGGTGTAAGGAGCTGACCATGCCTGGATTCCTTCGCACTCTCATGGGCGGTGGGCTCTCGGCTGGTCAGGCGAATGCGATCAATGGGTATGGCACCGCCGGCGCTACGGCGACCGGTGCTACCCAGGCAACCGCGTACCCTCTCCAGAACGAGTTCACCGAGTTCACGACCGTTGCCGCATCGACTGGCGCGCTTCTGCCTGCACCTACTGCAGTGAATGCGCCGGCAACCGGCGATGCCTTCCTTGTCGCAAACCAAGGCGCCAACGCCCTGCTTGTGTATCCGCCACTCGGCTTCTCAATCGGCACGGCTGCAGCCAATGCGGGCGTCTCGGTGGCGGCTGGCAAGGTGGGTTACTTCATCGCCAAGGGCAATGGCACCTACTGGGGCGGCTCTCTCGCCTGATCCTTGGTCCTTCGGCCCTTCGGGGCCTATTTTCTGGAGCACACATGCAACGCACGGACGACAATCTCTTTGTCGAGTTCTACATGGGCGCGATGCCCTCCGAGTTTGAAAGCAAAGCTCGCGGCTACCCGGTTCACGTGGAAGTCCCGTTCGTTCGCATCAACATCCCCGGTGACATCAACAACCAGATCGACACCCGAGCCGAAGATCATCACAAGCAGCGCTTTGCCGTGCAGTGGGGCCGTTTCGAGGCGGGTCTTTCGCAAGAGATCAAGGGTTGGCGCCTGGAAGATTGGCCGGTTGTCACCACGGCTCAGGTCCGCAACCTGAAGTACCTCGGCGTTCACACGGTGGAACAGATGTCGACTCTGACCGACACGCAGTGCCAGAAGGTCGGCATGGGTGCCATGGAGCTGCGACTCAAGGCTAAGGGTGCACTCGAAAAGGCCAAGGGAGAAGTCGACGAAAACGCAGGCCTGAAGGCCCAGCTCGCAGAAATGCAGACTCAGCTCGCCGCATTGACTTCCGCACAGGCGGAGCCTGAAAAGCGCGGCCCTGGCCGGCCGAGGAAAGAAGCAGCCGAGGCCTAACCCGTGAACCTGCTACAGCTCGTTCAGCAGATCACTAGCGAGCTGGGCCTTCCGGCTCCTAACGCCGTTATCTCCAATCCTGACACGCAGATTCAGCAGATCTTCTCTTTCATCAACCGACTTGGAAAAGACCTGGCGCGCGATTTCGAATGGCAGGAACTGCTGAAGACCTACGTGTTCACGACGAGCGCCTTTGACTCGACGGGGACGTTGACGGCCGGCTCGCTGGTCATGACGGGTATTCCTTCAACGGCACAGCTTTCGACGGACTGGAACGCATCGAACACGTCGCTCCCGTCGTATGCTGACATCGTGTCTGTCGATAGCCCTACGCAGATCACGCTGAATCAGGCTGCCCTGACTTCTGGCTCAGGAGCAGTGACGTTCTCCAAGGTTCGCTATTCACTGCCGAGCGATTGGGAAAAGCAGATCCCGCAGACTGAATGGGATCGCACGCAGCATTGGCCCATGGCAGGCCCTGCTACGAGCCAGCAGTGGGGCTATCTGCAGGGCGGCATCGTTTCAACTGGCCCATGGCTTCGCTTTCGTATCGCAGGCGACAAGTTCGCAGTGAATCCGAATCCGCCGAATGGAGAGGTCCTGTCGTTTGAGTACCTGTCGAATGCCTGGGTCATTCCGCTGACGGGCTCGAACAAGTCAGGCTTCACGCTCGACACGGACTCATGCATCTACGATGACTCGCTGATGATCCTTGGTGCAAAGAAGCTTTGGCGGCAAGAGAAGGGATTTGAATCGTCGATCGTGGAGCGCGACTATCAATACATGCTGGAGCGCTGCACTTCTCAGAACAAGTCGGCGCCTCGCCTGAACATGGCGCCGCGCCAGAGTTCAATTCTCATTGGCCCATGGAATATCCCGGCAGGCAACTGGCCGGCGGGTTGATCTATGCGCAGAGTAGGCATCCCGACCAACAAGCGGCAGGTCAGTAAAACTGCATCCATTCCGGCTCCGGTTGGAGGCTGGAATGCCCGCGACCCAATCTCCAACATGCCGCCTAGTGATGCGGTCGTGCTGGACAACTTCTTTCCGAAAGCCACAGTTGTCTCCCTCAGGGAGGGCTACACCAACCACGTTACCGGCATCACCGGGACTCCTGAAACGCTGGTTGCATACAACGGGGTATCTACTCAGAAGCTATTCGCGGCATCTGGCAACAACATCTACGATGTGACTGCAGCCGGCGCTGTTGGTGCTCCAGTCGTCACTGGACAAACCAGCGCTCGCTGGCAGCACACGAACATCTCAACGGCTGGCGGCCAGTTCCTGTACCTCGTGAACGGCGCGGACAAGCCTCAGCTCTACAATGGAGCCACCTGGACAGCCATTGATGGTGCATCAACGCCTGCGATTACGGGCGTCACGACAACCAACCTCATTCACGTCAATCTGTGGAAGAACCGCATCTTCTTCACCGAGAAAAGCTCTCTGAAGGTGTGGTATCTGCCTACCTCGTCCATTGGTGGCGCAGCAAGCGCAATTGACTTCACGTCACTGTTTACCGATGGCGGCTACTTGATGGCGATGGCCACATGGACCATCGATGCAGGCTACGGAATGGACGACCATGCGGTATTCATCACCTCGCAGGGTCAGGTGGCTGTCTATCGCGGCACGGACCCGTCGTCAGCCTCCACTTTCGCGCTTGTGGGCGTCTACACCATCGGATCGCCAGTCGGCCGGCGTTGTTTCGCCAAATACGGCTCCGACCTGATCCTCATTTGTCAGGACGGCCTGATGCCGCTTTCCAAAGCCCTGATGTCGTCTCGCGTCAATACGGGCATCAGTCTGACAGACAAGATTCAGCAGGCCATGAGCGAGTCGGTAACTATTTCCGGTAGTCTGTTCGGATGGGAATGTCATGTTTACCCAAAAAACAACATGGTGATCCTGAACGTGCCATACAACAGCACGACGACGTATCAGTACGTCATGAACTCGATCACAGGGGCATGGTGCAGATTCCTTGGGTGGAACACGACAACCTGGGAGATGTTCAATGAAGAGATGTACTTCGGATCGCCTGGGAAAGTGTGTCATGCGTTCTCTGGAACCTCTGACAACGGCCTGTCGATCTCAGGAGATGCGACACAGGCCTTCAGCTACTTCGGCGCAAACACGTCTCAAAAGAGATTCCTGCTGGCTCGCCCGATTCTCTATGCAGACAGCCCTTCTGTCGGTGTCTCGCTAGGGGTGGCGATAGATTTCGACCTGAATGCCGTCCTGAACTCGCCAACTTTCTCTAGCATCGGCAATATAGGAATTTGGGATTCAAGCGTGTGGGACGGTGCCGTTTGGGGTGGCGATCTATCCTTGCGTAAGGATTGGCTGAACATTCAAGGCGTGGGCTATGCCGCAGCGCTCCGGATGAAGACATCTAGCCTCGCATCGCAGCTACAATGGGCTTCAACTGATTTCGTCCTTGAATATGGCGGCATCGTGTAGTGAAAACCATCGTCTTTGACCATTCTCGCGTCTCGCGTTGGGTTTGCGAGAGGACCGGAGGTCAGCCGGATGGCCTTGGTCAGGCGATAGGACTTGAGCAAGATGGCCGATTGATTGCAGGCGTGATGTATGATAACTACAACGGCCGCAGCATCTGTATGCATGTGGCTGGTGAAGGTTCATGGATGAACCGAGAGTATCTGAGGGTTTGCTTTGACTACCCTTTCAGGCAGCTCAAGGTGAACCAGTTGATAGGACTTGTGGATGGCTCGAATCTGGCCGCTCGTCGCTTCGATGAGCACTTGGGTTTCAAGCTGCAATGTGTAATCCCCGGCGCGGGGCCTGTAGGCGACTTGTGCATTTACAGCATGTCACCTTCGGAATGCAGATTTCTGCAACTGGAGGAACGACATGGGCGGCAAGAGCAGCGCACCTGCAGCGCCTGACTACACGGCAGCGGCAAAAGCCACGGCAGACAGTCAGCGCAACAACTACACGACTCCTTACGGCAATCAGACCTGGTCTCAAGGCCCTGATGGCACGTACACGAACAATGTCACGCTGAGCCCCGATCAGCAGAAGCTGCTGGATCAGCAGAACCAGACATCTCTGCAGCTCGGGAATCTTCAGGGCTCCGCAACAAATCGTGTCGGGCAGATGCTCGGTCAGGGGTTCGATACTTCGTCTCTGCCATCCGCCCCCGTCAATGCTGGAATGACGGGGCAGCAAGCCATCATGGCTCGCCTGCAACCGCAGTTCGACCGCAGCGATGAGCAGCTCCGAAACCGGCTCGCCAATCAAGGCATCATGCCTGGCTCAGAGGCGTACAACAACGAGATCAATCTTGCCGGACAAAACAAGAATGACGCCTATTCGCAGGCTGCGCTGCAAGGCATCAATCTCGACACCGGGGCCCGCAAGAGTGCATTCGATGAGCAAAGCTATCTTCGTCAACTTCCGCTCAATGAGCTGAACGCACTTCGTTCCGGTTCTCAGGTTCAGAACCCGAACTTCAGTGGCGCTCCGAAAACAGGGGTTGACATGACGGGCGCTATGCAGAACCAGTACAACTCTCAGCTGGCAAGCACAAACGCCAACAACGCGGCCAACGGGCAGACGTGGAGCACTGTCGGACAACTCGGCGGGTTGGCTGCGGCCTTCATGTTCTGATGGATGCGCAAACCATCATCCGCAGCGCAAAGCCAGTCGACTGGAGCGATGGAGATGCGCTCGTCAGCAAACTGTCTTTCTCCTATCAGATCATCAAGGCAAGCGAGCGCCTGCTGTCTGAGGCCATCTCCGAGCTTCATGATTGCCGCCTCCGTGACTACTACTCCGCTCATCTGGAGGAGGAGAAGAATCACGCCGATTGGTTGCTGGAGGATCTCGGATTCACTCCGGCCTATAGCCCACTCGCGGCAGCAATCGCTGGCAGTCAGTACTACCTGATCAAGCATGAACACCCGGCAGCGCTGCTCGGATACATGGCTGTGCTGGAGGGAAACGGTCCGACACTCGATTTCATCAACGCCATGGAGATCATCCACGGCCGGAAGATCATGCGCACGTGGCGGCATCACGTGATGGCAGATGTTGAGCACCACAAAGATATTCAAGAGGAAATCAAGGCCCACCCAGAACATGCGAAGCTGATCGAGATGAACGCGATCCAGACGGCCTATTATTTGGTGTCTCACAATGGCTGATTTCAATCCATACGGCATCCAGTCCCAACAGCTTGACATCGATCAGCAGCGTAAGCTTGCGCAGGCCCTGCAGGCTATTGGTCAGCAAGGAAGCCAAGGACAGATGGTGTCGGGTCACTACGTCGGCCCGAGCAAGCTTAGTGGCCTCGCGAGCTTTCTTTCGCAGATCGGCGGCGGACTGATGCAGGGTCAGGCGGACAGCAAGCAGAAGGCGCTTGCACAAGCCATTGCTACCAAGAAGCAAGAATGGATGGAAGGCCTTCCGCAGGCCACTCCTGCGAAGACCATGGACATGGGCGCAATTGATCCGTCCATGGCTCAGTATGGCCAGCTAGAAACCGCTCCCGCAACCCAGCCAACTCAGAAAGACATGTTCAACTGGGGTATGCAGGGCATGGCGATTGATCCTGAGATGGCAAAGATGGCGATGGCGCTTTCTCAGAAGTCGGCACCTGAGTACTCGCAAAAGCCGGAAGTCGATCAAAACGGCCGCGCCTATGTGTTGGACAAGCAAGGGAATGTGAAGTACCTGCAGGGCGCAAATGGAACCATCAGCCAGCGCGACAAGCTGGAGAACGTGAACGGGGTCTTCGTGAATCCGTACACGGCAGCACCGCGGGCTGTTGCACCGCAGGACGTTAACAAGCCTTTTGGTGTCGGACCCGACGGTTCGATGGTGCCGAACGTGCCATTCCAGCAGTACAGCAAGGAAAAGGCGAAGGCCGGGGCATCGAACGTCAATGTCAAGACTGATGTCAAGACGGGCGAGAGCTTGGCGGCACAGGTCGGTCCGATGATGAAGGATTCCGCATCCCAGGCTGAGGCGGCAGTCAAACAGGTCGATGCGGCTCAACGTGTCGTCAAGGCCGTCGACTCGAATAAGTTGTTCGTCGGCCCTGGCGCAAACACGAAGCTCAAGGCTACGCAGATTTTCGACACGTTCGGTGTAGCCGGCGCTGATGATGCGGAGAAGCTCGCGAACACCCGCTCTGCGATCCGCGGGCTTGCTGAACTGACTTTGCAGGGCCGTCAGCAGATGAAGGGGCAGGGCGCGATCACCGAGAGCGAAGGCAAGCTTGCAGAGAAGGCAATGTCTGGTGACATCACGGACCTGACTGCAGCCGAGCTGAAGCAGCTTGCAAAGGCTTCCGAACGTGCTGCGCGGTTCAACTATGCCCAGCACGAACGCCGCATGAACAGCGTTCGCGACAAGCCTGAGTTCAAGACGGTTGCCCCCTTCTATGAGGCTCCGCAAATGCCGGCTGAGCAATCTGGCGGTGCGGCTCCGTCCAATGGTGGATGGTCAATCAATCCGGTGCCCTGATGCCAAAATATCAAGTCACCTCGCCGGACGGACAGAAATTCGAGGTCACCGCACCTGATGGGGCAACCCAAGATCAGGTGTTGGCGTTCGCGCAATCTCAGTTCAAGACACAAAAGCCAGCCGAGCAAGCGGAGCAGCATCCAAGCAATTTTCAGCGAGCCTCCAATGCAGCGGCTGGGGCTAACTACGGAATGATCCCTGGCACCCTTGGCGTGCCGGTGGACACTGTTGCGAACGTCCTGGACCTTGGGCGCTCTGGAGTTGGCTATATCGCCTCCAAGTTCAATGGCGGCAAGGTACCTGAGGTGCTTGAGGTCAACCCAGACCGCTCTGGTGTTTTCGGTTCATCTCAGTGGATTGCGAACCAGATTCGCAAACTGCCGTATGGCACAAACCTGATCGACAACCAGAATCCGAACGATGAAGCATCGCGTCTCATGTACTCGGGTGGTGCAGCGGCTGGTGGCGCTCTCGCGTCAGGGAGAGCGCTTGGCGCTCCTGTTGCTCCTTCTCAGATTCCGACCGCCGTAGCTTCTGGCGCGGCTTCTCAATATGCTGCGGACAAGCTCCCGGATGATCCAGCCATTGCTGCTGCAGCCGGCATGCTGCCAATCGCAGCCTCCAACATTGCAGGCAATGCGGCACGCTCAAAAATCGCATCCCTCCAAGCGGAGAAGCTCCGCAACATGGAGCGAGATGAGACGCTGAAGCGGGCAATGGATGCTGGCTATCAGATTCCGCCATCCACGATCAACCCGAGCGCAACGAACCGAGTGCTTGAGAGCATCGCCGGCAAGGTGGCGACGCAGCAAGCTGTCTCTTCCAAGAACACGCAGGTAACGGATGCTCTCGCCCGGAAGGCGACCGGTCTTCCTGAAAATGTTCCGTTGACTGAGGAGGCGATGCAGTCCGTCCGAAAGGATGCTTACAACCAAGGATATAAGCCGGTTGAGCAGCTCGGACAGATTAGCAGCGGTCGCCTATATCGTGATGACCTAAACAAAATAGAGCAGCAGTATCAGGGTGCGGCTCGTTCATTCCCTGGCGCCGTCCGGAACGATGTATCAGAAATGCTGGCGCCTTTGCGTCGCCGCAGCTTCGATGCGGGTGACGCACTCAAGATGACGCAGATCCTGCGCGACGATGCATCGAAGTCGTTTACATCTGGCGATGCGGCCCTAGGCAAGGCTCAGCGCGCGGCAGCTACTGCAATAGAGGACCAAATCGAACGCGGCATACCAGCTACGCAGAACCCGGATTTGGTCAAGAACTTCAGGGAAGCTCGCCAGCTCATGGCAAAAACCCACACGGTGGAGGACGCAATCCGCTCTGGAAGCGGTAGCGTCGACCCGAATGCTATCGCTCGCGAGCTGCAGAAGGGTGCGCCTCTGTCTGGTGATCTTGAGACGATCGGACGCTTTGCAAACACCTTCAAGAAGGCCAACCAGACCCCGCAGGTTGTTGGAAGCCAGGGAGTCAGCAAGAGCGCCGCTCTGGCCTCTGCACTGATGGGCGGTGGTGGTGCTGCAGCCGGCGGACCGGTCGGCGGCGTGATCGGAGCTGCGGCCCCGTTCGTCGTACCGCCAGCAGCACAGGCCCTGTTGCTTTCCAAGCACTATCAAGCCATGCAGCAGCCGGACTACAAGGCAAACATGCTCGCCCGGCTGCTTGCTGCAACTCCTGAGATGGATTATCAGGCGCTCCTGCAGCAGCCGCAAAACATTCAAGGGAGGCAATAGCATGCCGTTCTCTGGAACAGGCTCGTTCACGCTAGTTGCAGGAAACCCTGTCGTTACCGGTACGAACATCAGCTCCGTCACGCAAAACAACACCATGAGCGACTTCGCCAATGGTTTTGGAAACTGCGTGACACGGGATGGTCAGTCACCGCCTACCGCAAATCTTCCGATGGGTGGTCAGCGCCATACTGGAGCCGCGAACGCCTCCGGCGCAGGGGAATACATCGTCTATGGGCAAAGTGCTTCTCTTGGGTACATCACAAAGCCAAGCGTTTCTTCAGTTGTCGCCCACAGAACTGGATCGAATTTGACGATACCAGTCAGCACGGTCAGCACGGTTGTTTTTGATAGCGAAGTGATCGACAGGGCATCAAATTACGACACGACAACTGGGATATTCACAGCTCCTGTTGCTGGTGTTTATCTTGTTACGACATCGCTCCGCTTGCAGAATAACGGCATATCTGCGACGACGATGGATAATGCTTACATGTCGAAGAATAATGCAACTACTGCATCCGCAACTGATGCCGTTCGCCTCTCTCAGGCAACCGAATCCTCGCCAATTAATGCCGGCAGCAACCCATTCGACATGACGGGATCTCACCAATTCTCGCTAGCCGCCAATGACACATTGCGCGTGAAGATCGCAATGGGCACCGGCGGGGTTGGGCTGAATTTGCTGATCGGGTCTGCGTTCTCTGTTACCTTCTGGGGATAAGCATGCCGTTCAATGGAATTGGAGGATTCACCCTTGTAGCTGGGAACCCTGTCGTTACGGGAACGACCATCTCATCGACTGTGCAAAACAACACGATGACGGACTTCGCGAATGGTTTTGCGAACTGTTTCACCCGTGATGGACAATCTCCAGCTCTTGCAAATATCCCAATGGGCGGCTTCAAGATCACCGGTCTTGCGGCAGCAACTACCAATGGTGATGCTGTTCGATGGGAGCAGGCTGCGCTGCTAACCCAGCTTGCAGCGTCGGGAGGATCTTCTCTTATAGGCTTCCTGCAGGCTGGCACTGGAGCCATCTCAAGAACCCTTCAAGACAAAGAGCGCGACACTTGCAATATTTTCGACTTCATGTCTGCGGCCGGCCAAGCCGCCTATACCGCTGGCACCTTCCACGCTGATGTGCGGATCGGCATCCAAGCCGCGATGGATAGTGGGTTTTCCACCATCAATTTCAATCAAGGTATTGCCCGCCTGGATCAGCCGCTTCTGGTCAAGTCTGGCGGCACGCAGAACCTGAAGCTTGTCGGGCATCGCGTCGGAACCTACCTGGCTCCGAATGCAGTCAGCATCGCCACGGCACCGGTCAGCATCAACGCGCTGATCATCAATCAGAACAACGACGGCAAGTTCTCGATCGAGCGCATGCGCTTCTGGAGCGACATCGGCTACACAGGGATCGGCGTCTATGCGAAGGAGGGTGGCGGCTCTGACGGATCCGCTCAGTGCATCTTCTCCGGCTCGATGACTGACCTGTGGGTCGACTTCGGCACGGCGAACACGGGCTTCTTCCGAGGCGGACTGCAGAACTATCATGTCAGCCGGATCACGGCAGAGAACATGAAGGGCGTTTTCTACCTCGATGGCGCCGGAAATTATGACATCGACTTCCGCGACATCTCGCTGTACAACTGCTTCGATGCGGTGATCGATCAGACGACGGACACGCTGGGTAGCAATCAGGTCTCGGTGAGCGGTGTGCATGCCTACACCCACAATCGCGGGCCGCTGATCAAGCTGCAGAACTGCAACGGATGGACGATCGGCGACATGATCGTCACCTCCCTGCCTGGCAATCTCGGTACGGTCGGCCTGCTGGATCTGCTGAACTGCGGCGCCAATGGCTCCAACAAGGGCCGCATGCTGATCGACTCGCTTTCCCTGTTCTCGAGCGCCGGTGTGGGACAGACGGCGGACGCAATCATCCTGAACGGGGTTGCCGCGAAGATCAGCGCGGTCACGATTGACGGTGCGGCGAACGGCATCACCCTGGCCGGCGCGAACGCCTTCGATCTCACGCTAGATCACATCGACATCAGCAACAGCACGTCGAACGGCCTTCGCAGCACCGGCCTTTCGACTGGCCGCGTGGTGATCAACGACAGCAACATTTCCGACTCGCAGGGCTACAACATCGTCAACTCGGCTGCAGCCGCATTCGATCTGTCGATGACCAATGTGCGGTGCCTGAATTCAGGACTCGGCGGCAACTCGGCATTCCGGAACATCGCCCCCGCAACAAGCGGTGCAGTGCGCCTGTGGAGTTGCCAGATCGGCCGAGACAATGGCTCCGCAGCGTCCGCAAGCTGGGTCGATGCCGGCGGCAGTGGCTCGTTCATCAACACCGACCCGACGTGGATTGGAACGCCGCCAACGTCGCGCGAGAGCGGCGCGCAGCTGCAGGACAAGCGCGTTGCCCAGCCGACAGGCATCAAGCTGGTGAACACTGCGACCTATACCGTGCTGCCATCGGATCGCGACATCCGCGTGAACTTCGCCGGGGTCTGCACGTTGACGCTGCCGGCGACGACTCAGAGCGGTGAACAGCGCCTGACCATCACGACGGAGACGGCGAACACCGTCGTGTCTGCAACGGCCAATGTCTCAAACAAGACCGGCGCAGCAGCTGCTACGGCGATACTTGCTGCCGTGGCTGGCAGCTCCGCTGAAATCGTTGGCGATGCCGCCGCCGGTGTGTGGCGTATTCGGATGACAAGCTGAGGAACCATCATGACCAAGCTCAAGACCTACTTCGCGAACCTGCTGCGTGCCGTCGCGAACAAGATCGACCCGCCGCCGGTGACGACGCAGGGCGGCGGCGGCCATGGCGAGGAATGAGGGCGCCGGGCTCGCTGTAGCGATCCTCGCTGCCGTCGTCACCATGCACTACCTGGGCGATCCGATCGCAAGCGGCTATGGGGACAAAGCAGCCGCTGCAGCCCGAGCCTGGGAGTACGTCCTGCGCGGCCTTGGCGGGGCTGCTGTGCTGCTTCTGTGCGGGCTTCTTGCTCGCCGTCCTCTGGTCTGGCCTCTCATCCTGTGGGGCATCGTTGAAGACTTGGAGCGCGCGGGCTGCCGACTGGCTCACCCGATGACAGCGCCGCCGCCCGGAACTGAACTCTTCGCCGGGCTGTGCGGCGATGGTCCCTACCGACTCGGTGTCATCGCGGCAGCTTTCGCAGCCGCGCGAGTCGCCTATCTACTCGCAGGGGAGAACGATGATGGCTGAAGCCACGACAACCGCGGCGGTCTGCGTCGCAACTGGGGCCGTCGTCGCCCCGTTCTGCGCGGCGTTCGGGTTCGACCCGATGCTGCTGATGGGCGGCATGGTCGGCGGCGTCGCCGGCTGCGTGATCGTGCGCACGCTGCTGCCCACGAAGGACAACACCTCGATCCGGCAGCTGGTGCTGGTGGCGATCGGCAGCACGCTGCTCAGCACGATCGGTACCCTGCTGATGGCGCCGTGGGTGGTGCGAACGTTCGCGCTCGCCGAGGTTCCGCCGGGCGCGGTGCGGCTCGCGGTCGGCGCGTTCCTGGGCGGCTTCGCGCAGCCCATCGCCGGACTGCTGCAGAAGTGGCTGCTGGCCAGGTTCGACACATCAACGAAGGAGTCCGGCAATGCCTGACATCATCAACGCGCTGATCTGCGCGGCAATCCTCGCGTGCACTGTGCCGGCGGCATTCGCAATGCCGCATCGCGGGATGTGGCTGGCCAGGCTCGCCGTGTGGGCGATCGTGCTCTGGTGCGGCTGGTGGCTCGGATGCACGCTCTACGACTGGGCGCGGGCCAACGTGCTGGTGCTGCTGGTGAACCTGCTGCTGCTGGCGGTGCTGCTGGGACGCCGGCGCGAGATCATGGGAACGCTACGGAGGGCCGCGCGATGAACATCACTCTCACTGACTACTGGATGGGCCGCGACGAGACGTACCCGCTCGCGATGACGCTAGACATCCGCCAGCACGCCCAGCGCATGGTGGCGCTGACGAACGATCTACTCGCGCGACTGCTTGCCGCCGGCGTGCAGCTGCATACCAACCCGAAGACAGGGACGATCATCAGCAGTGGCTGGCGGCCTCCCGCGGTGAACTCAGCGACGGCCGGCGCGGCGACGAACTCGAAGCACATGACCGGCGACGCGATCGACCTGTACGACCCGGACGGCGACATCGACGACTGGCTGATCGGCCACGATGGGCAGGCTACCTTGGCGCATATCGGCCTCTGGATGGAGCACCCGAGCGCAACGAAGGGCTGGGCTCACGTGCAGTCGCTGCCGCCGCGGTCCGGGAATCGAGTCTTTTATCCGTGAGTCCATGGGCCATCCTTGCCTCCGTGCTGGCCCTCAGCGGGGCTGTGGGCGCGTCGTACGTGCAGGGCCGCAGGGATGGCAGCTCCGCGGTGATCGCAAGCCAGGAGAAGGCCAGGATCGCATCCGAGGCAGCAGCTTCTGCCGAGCGCGCCAAGAACGCAGCCAACACCTTCCGCATTCAGGAGAACCGAGATGCAGAAAACCTACGCACTGGCGACCAGCTTGCTGATGCTCTGCGCCGGCTGCGCGTCAGTGCCTCAGTGCGCTCCGCAGCAGTTTCAGCGTCCGGTGCTGGGACCCGTCCCGACCGAGAGCTACCTGTCGAGAATCGAGAGGCTCTGCTGCGACTCGGGGCCGAAGCCGACCGACTCCGCGCCGACTACCGAGCGTGCCGCGAGTTCGTCGACTCGCTGAAGTGATGGCGAGTCCGGCAGGATTCGAACCCGCAACCGATGGCCTAGAATACCACAGCTCTTCCGTTGAGCTACGGACGCATGGTGGAAGGTGAAGGGATTGAACCTTCGCGGCCATCGCTGACCGGCTACGGCTTAGCAAGCCGACCCATTGCCACTCTGGCAACCTTCCTTGGCGGATGATGTAGGAATCGAACCCACTCGACGGTTTACAAGCCGTCCACTCGGTTTTCGAGACCGGGGCCTTACCAGTCGGCCAACCATCCAGTCCAAGCCTTTCAGCTTGGATGCCCCTCTACGCTCGGGGTGGCGGTCGGCTACCCACCAACATCGTCTTGACGTGACGGGGTTATTGTAGGTCAATCGAACTGATACGGCCCCTGCCGGCCCAGCGCAGTCTTGTCCAGGAACCACGGGTGCTCCATAGCGATGCGCAGTGCCTCCCGCTGGTCTGGCATGTCGTTCAGCCTGTCGACGAGTTCCTGGCATTCTCGGAGTGGCTCACGCGGCGCAAGGTTGCCAACGTTCCATCCGCACTTCGGACCGCAGGCCTGGAAGCCGCCAAGCGCGTGGCGCACGAACTGAGGCATGTACCAATCGGAGTCGCGCTGCATGCGTCCGAGATCGCTGGCGTCAGAGGCTCCCATTGGGCTTCTCCTTTGGTGCGCGGCTTGCCTCGTACTCGTCCTTCAGCCGATCGAACCGAGCGAGAGCTTCACGCATCTGGCCCTCGGTCAGGAAGGCAACAGAGCGCCGATCCGATATGACGCCAAATCCACCGGTTGGCTTCGGCACGATCATTGGGTACACCTCGACACCGATCTTGTAGTCAGCCATTGCGCATCTCCTGCAGTCCGTAGCCGAACCAGCCAGCAGCGCCACCGAAATACGCGGAGGCGAGCTGCTCTGAGCCATCGATCAGAGCGACAACCCCTAGGAGCAGCGTCACTCCGAAGATACCGAACGTGATGTGATAGTTTTTCAAGGCTTCTCCTCCGGCGCGAACAATCGCTGGTGTGTCTTGATGGCCAATGGCGAGTTGTTGATGACAGCCCAGCCGCTGCAGCCACGCCAATCACACGCGCACGGCATCACGATAAAGTCCTTCAGGAGATCGCTCACGAGAATTTCGGAAGCTTCAGCGTAAGCGGCGGTGAATTCGTCTTTGGTCACGGCTTCTCCTTCGTCATGGCTGCGTCGATAGCTGCATCGAGGCCGACCTCGGGCCAGTACGGATATTCAGTCTCGTCGAGCCACTCGATGAATGGGTGCTGGCTGATGTGAGGGACTCTGTTGCCCATCTTTCGCGATTCGTTGCGCAGCCACCGATACCTCCCCGCATCCTTCCTTGCCTCCTCCAGCTCAGCAGTGAGGCGGGAGATTTCGGCGAGCCTGTTTTCGGTGTAGGCCGTGAGTGCGGCTTTTGCGTCTATCAGCTCTGCTGTTGTCTCGCCGCACGGGTCTTCAGTATAAAGGCGCACTCGGCGCCCATAGGCCTCGATGCGCTTCAGCGCTTCGTCTCTCGGATCAGTGCTCATGAGCGGGGCTCCTGCGGCGTCCGATCCAGCAGCTTGTCGAAGCGCTGCTTCCACTCAGCGACCGCGGCCTCCGCCACCTCAGCGCGCTTGCGCCAAGCGTTTCGCTCGGCCGTCAGGTTTTTCTCGATGCGCTCCAGGTCGCGAATCCGGCGGCCCGCGTTCGCGAGCTTCGTGGTGTCTGATGCTTCACGGGGCATGGTTGGGCTCCTGGTTGGTGGTGGCAATGGCTGCGACTTCCTCGACCACGTTCGCAGCCTTGAACCCCCACTCCTCATCGGAGTCCAGACGCTCAGCGTCACACGCGGCTCGGAAGCCAAGGCGCCACGCGCGTTCGATCTGCTGTTCGCTCAGCCCCGCATCCCGGGCGGGAGGGGCGATTGCCTTGCGCACCACCTCGTGCAACTTGTCGTCGGTGCGGCCCGGGTGCTTGCCGTAGGAATGAAGAACGTGCCAAGTGCGCAGCAGCTCGTCCTTCTGACCCTCGCATGCGGAGTGGAGCCTGCGATAGCCGTCACCGATTTCTTTCTCGATCCGACGCGCCAAGAGAATCCACCAAACCGTGTGCTCAGCCTCAGGCGATTCGCGAACTTCGGAGCGAGCTGCACGAAGCCACTCTTCGGACAGAAGTGGAGCCTCCTCGGCGCTCGGCTCGGCCGGCACCTCACCCTTCGCAACGATCACCTGTTCCGCGAGGGCCAGCATTTCCGGGTCGAGGCCCGATGTGTCGCCGGTCCGCATCTTCTCTATGTCGGCTTCCATGCGAGCGGCGGATTCGTTGACCGCCCGCATTGCGGGATCGGTGGCAGGTTGTCGAGCGAGCACGTCGAGAGCGAACTCGACCGCGGTACGCCATGTCCACCAGTGCCGCGACTCGGATTCGTCAGCGTAGGTGCCGTCTTCCAGTTGCTTGAACATCTCGGAGCGACGCTTCGCACCTCGGTTCTTGCGGCCAGCATGGAAGGCCTCGAATTGCCGACGCGAGAACGCTTCATCAGCGCTCGGCCGAACGATCTTGGCGGCCCTGCGCATCGCTCGCCACATCACGTCATGCTCACCCTGCGTCAGCCCCACAACCGATGCCGTCTCGGCTGTCTCCGATGCGGCGCGTTGCCCGTGGTGCAGTTCAGGGCGGTCTTCGTCGGCCTCACCGATCAGCCATGTGACGTTCTCGCCAGGAAGCTTGTCGATGTTGCTCATCAGCGTTTTTCGGTACTCGCCGCGGGTGAAGATCACCAGCGCATCGTCGGATGCAGAAAGCCATCGAACAGCGACGCGTGGGCTCGACGACTGCCAGAAGTCGTGCGCTGCATCCAGCAGCTTCTGCGCCTTGTCGCGGTAGCTCGGCTTCGCTTCGGTCAGGCCGTTGAGCATGGGGGCGGCGACTTTGCTGCGTTCGGCCTCGAATTTCTTCTCTGCGTCTGGCCCACTCCAACCGAGGCCTCCGCACAGGTCGCAGTGAGTCTTCAAGGTCTGCACATCGGTCGCGCGCTCCGCAACTTGATGCTCCTGCCAGTGCCATCCCTCCCCGTCGCAGCGCTCGCACGGCGAGGCATCGAAGTCGGGCTCTGCTGCCGGGCTGGGTGCTGCGGCTGCAAGAGCGGCGCCTGACAGCATTGCTGCGATCTTCTCGGCCAGCGATGCGCGCGCCGCGTTGTCGGTGTAGCGGTAGTCGTAGTTGATGTGGACGTAGGTCCAGCCGTCGACCTTGACATCGACGCCGCCGAACATGTCGTATTCGGTCGTGATGATGGGCTCTCTCTGCTCAGCGACCTGCACGGTCAGCGCTTCGGTTGTGCTCATGGTGGTCATTCCTTGGTGGTCAGGAGTGATAATCGACCGTGACGACGAGCCAATCCGGCTGCGGCATCACCTTCGCCTTGTACTTATCCCTGTAGTGCTCGCACTGCTTGATCGCCTGGTCGATCGCAGTCTTCACGCTGCCGTCCCACGTGGTCTCCTGATGCGTAGCGCCGTTCCAGATGGTCTTGTGCAGCAGCGTCTGCGCGCTGAGGGCATTGCCGAAGCCATCGGCCGCGTGGATGAACGAGAACGCCGTCAGCTTCTCCGGAACTTCGTCGAGACGGCAGACATCCATGGGCATCTGATCACCGGAGTGTTTGAAAAGCGGGCAGACACTGCCAGCTCCGGGGCACATCTCGCGCCATAACGCATCAACCGATGGAATTTGCGAAGCCGGCGATAGCTCTTCCTTGCCCCAAACGACGCCGGATATCGTGACGCCGCGCTCCATCAATGCCGCGCGGAACGCAGACAGCTTCTCCTCGCCGACTGCCGCCTCAATCTTGCTGCCTGAATATCTGCCGCCGAGTTGATACCAGTCCCAGAAAGCGCCTCTGTTAGCGCCATCTTCTTCATCGTGGTTCTCGCTGAACGGAGCTAGGATCTTATCGACCGCCGCCTTCACGTCATCGGTCGGTGGCATCAGAATTTCAAGGCAGTAGTGCATGATGGTGGTCCTCAGGTAGTAGGTCAGCAGGAGCAGGAAAAATACTCGCCGCGCTGGCCGACCTCGCCGGTGATCGCCTCCCAATGCGCCCACCACTCGTTGTCGATGTGGTCGCGCGCATTCTCGTAGGGGCCGAGGTGGAGATCACGGCCGGCTTCCAGCGCCGCCGCATAGGCGCTTTCATCGCTGAGCCTGCCTTTGTCACCGTAGTAGTCGCCCGACATGTGCTTGCGCGCCCATATCATCATCCACTGTTCGGATGCGGTTCGGGTCGGTTGCACAGGTGCCGAGCCCGCCTCCTCGCCGAACGCCGGGTGCGACCAAACGTGCCTCAGCGACGTGATAACGCGCGGATAGATCACCAGCCAGAACCACTGGCCCGGCTTGACCGGCTCACGCAGGAATGGATCGACGATGCCGACACCATTCGTCGTGATGTCGCCGTCAACGTCCAGATGCGCGCCGGGTCGGAGTTGCTGCTTCGCCTGCATCGGTATCACCGCGAGGTGGATCGCATCACGCTTCTGCGTGTCATCGATGATCGTGCCCAGCGTGGCGAGGGCATCAGTGTGGACGTTGCGGCTGTCGGTGTTATTGCTCATGGTTCTTTCCTTGGTGTAGGTCGCCGTCCCCCGCGCAACCGGGGCTATTGCGCTCCGTCCCCTCACCCCGATTTCCCGGGAAGATGGAGCGCTCACGTGGCTTCACGGACGGCGGGTGATCAGGCGCCAACGCCAGTGAAGAATGACGAGTCATAGGCGTCGCTGTAAGCGTCGCTTGAGCCGTATTCGTCGACGGCTCGGCGCGCCGTGTAATGCGCAACGAATGACATGATGTCGCTTCTTGTAACGTAAAGCGCTGCCTCCATAGAGCGCAACTCAGTCTCCTTGCGCTGCATGTAGCCGGCATCACGGATGCGGTTCGGATTGACATAGAACCTGTCGTATGCGCGCTGAATGCGCAGCTTACGGCGGTTGGTTTGACGGTGTTCGATGTTTGTGATCATGAGCTCACCTTCTCAGCGCGCCTGCGCTTCAGTGATTGCAAAAGTGCCAGCACAGGCTCCCAGTCTTCCGGATGCACCCATACCAGCTTCGGGACAAACCCAGCCTTGCGCTGCGTCTCGCGCCATGCCTTGCTGAGCTTCGTGTTTGTGTTCATGCAAGCAGTGTAGCCGAGCCATGTGCTTGCAGTGAGACTTTTACAATTCAGGCTCCGACCACTCGACGCCACGCTCTGCGCCGAACGCGGAGATCAGCTCAGATGGCTATGCCCTCCAAGCCATGTCGAAGTTCTTCTGTAGCGTCTCGAAGTCGGTCGTCGTCAGCACCAGCTTGGCCTCGTCGAGCACCTTCTGAGCTGTAGCTTCGTCAGCCGCTGCGTCGACATCCTCGGAGAACTGCTCGAGCGTCTTCGGGGCCGCGGCGGTCAGCGCAGCCAGACGCTTGTCGTACGCAGCCTTCAACGATGCGCGCGCCGGCTCGTTGCCCTTCATGTGCTTGTAAGACGCGCCGAAGTTGTCCTTCAGCGACGCCGCATCGGGCGAGTTCTCGATGTCGGTAAGCATGCCGGCCAGCGGGGAATCAAGTCGCTTGATGACGTGTAACGCCTTCTTCCCGCGCGTCGCCGTCAGTCGAACCTCGATGTCGCGATCGATGTCAGTCATGTGGCTGATGCGAATGCCGCCGACCTCGTCACCACCGAAGCGAACCTTCGGATCGTGATACAGCGTCATGGAGCGTCCGATCCAGTCATTCCCGTCCGGACCCCAGCCGCAGATGAGCACGCGGCGCATCGTCTTGCAGGGCTTGAAGGGGCGGCCTTCACCGCCTTCGTAGTGCACCGACACCGGCTGTTCCGCAGTCGATCCGATGGTCACGTCGGTGACGCGGATCGTCTTCGGGCCGGTCACCAGGTCGTCCGCGTTGGTCTGATCCGAGCGCGGGATGATGGTCGAGCGCAGGTCTTTCACGTCATTCGGCATATGCGATCTCCAGTTCCATCGAACGCTTGGCGAACTTCGGCAGGTCGACCATGCGCTCTTCAGCGCTGTACGCCGGCCAACGGTCGCGTTTGAGGCAATCGGCGTACAGCTCCAGCAACTCCATGCGCTCTTGCTCGGCTTGCTCGATCACCTCGGGGATCAGTCGGTACGGGACCGCCAGCACGGGCGGCACGCTGGACACGACGGCGAACACGAAATCCTCGACAATGAAGCCCGTGCAGGCCTCGAAACCGGCTTTGTAGTGCGCCTGCTGCCGATGGTAGCCCATGCGCGCCACGGAGCGCGAGAAGCCCTGCGGCGTGTCGTCAGCCATCGCCTTCAGGTCGGCGAGCTGGACGCGTTGCGTGGCTCGCGGGCGAACCCAGTCGGGCCGCGCCTTGCAGTAGACGCCGGTTGCATCGTCGATCCAGAAGAGCGATGCCTCGCCGTAGCCTTGCGAGAACAGGTCGGCCAATTCGCTGTCGGCCTGCACCGCCTTCAGCTGCGACTGCGTGATTCCATAGTCTTCGTTGGCTACGATCTCGCGATCGCCGGCGGTCTTCTGGAAGCCGGTCCACCAGTTCATCGCCTCGACGCTTGCCGGGCTGGGCTTTGCGGCGTTCCATTGCGCCTTCGTCGGCCGCTTCGGTGCATCCTCGGGCACCACCACGTAGCGC